TAACAGACTTACCACGAATACCTGATGCGCTTGTTGCGGCTGTGAACACAATTGACCCGTTGTCTAGTGCAATGTCACCTTTGTTCCATGTTGTCACGCCTTGTTGAAGCCATGATGGAAGATTTTCAAACATGACTTGATATCTATACAAAACTTCACGTGCCGCAGGTGCTTTGTTTGCTAGAATTGCTACTGTTTTGCTCTCTTGGAACAATGTGTACCATAGAATATATGCGGCTGAGGTTGTAGTTTTACCTTGTTGACGCCCTTCCATGAGAATAACTTTACGATTCTCGTGGATAATTTTAACTTTATTTTTTTGACAGTCGTACAACTTGAAAGGCTGAAGCCCGTGATCCAATGTGACAATTTTACAATATGACTCAATGAAATAAACTGGATCTTCAGCACATTTTAAGTACTCTTCAACTTGCTCTTTAGTAAAGTTAAGAGGTACATTGGCTGCCTTTAGGTTTGCATTACCTAGATATGATTTTACACTCATTTTTTGCTGATTAGTTTTTGCAACTCTGCTGTGCTTCCGACAAATAACGCATTAGTCACATGTGTTGGACTTTGCGTGTCTTCTTTTTCTTTCTGAATGTCTTTCTTTGCCTTTGCGAGTGCTAACAAATCTTTGTTTGTTTCTGCTAACGTCTTTATTAATTGTCCAACAACTTCATATGCTCTTGGAGATTCACCTTCTTTTGCTAGAAATATGATGTTCTCCATAGCAGTCTTACCATTTTCGATAAGCCCTTTTAAATTGTCTCTAGCGTACTCATAATCGTCTTCTACATTTTGTCGCACTTCAGGTTCTGCTGGTTGCGTTACTGCAATAGCATGATTGACTGTAGGAATCACAGTCGCTTGAACGTCTAAAATATCATTTAATTTATCATCAACAGTCTTCTTCATGTTATAATGTGTCCATTGCTAGTTATAGTTTCAGTTACCTTAAATTCAGAATTGCCTGTATACGTTTGAGTCGTAATGATAGCTTTTTCGATTGGACTTTCAATCGTATTGATATCTGCTCTAGCAATGTATTTGAATTTCTTAACAGGACCAAATAGATATCCTTTGATGACAAAATCTAATTGCCATGTTTGAACTCTACGTGATTCGAAATCTCCCTCATAAGAATCGTCTGAAGTAACAGACAACAACTCAATCGGTACGTCCATGTTTAAGTTTATCTCAGGAACCATTTTCATAGTTACTGTGAAATCGGGTGTGAAGAATGGTACAATTTGTTCTACAATTTGTGTGCCATCTTCAGTATTTTTAACTAAAACGTGCAATGAAAAATTAAAATCATATGGTACTGGAGAGTACATATAATCAAAATCTAATCCACCAGTGTTCATGCCACGTGATATCTTATGTGCTGTATTAAGTTTTCTTTGTGGCGCATATGTCATGCTAGTGAATTCAAATCCAAGGCGTGGCAATGTAGCAGAAACCTCACGATTCAGCGTTGGATCAGAAAGAACTCTCTGAATAAATTTTTGTTTTGGTCCGTATTCAATAGGCACATTAAGAGTTTGAATCTTTGTGCCTGCGCTATTAAATCTTTCGATTTGAATTTCGTTGAATAGATTACCAAACATAACCACGTAGCGTCTTAACGTTCCGTGATAAAAGTCGTGTCCGAACATCATATTAGAAAGTCCTTGTCAATGAGAATGGGTTTTGTTCAGAGAAATCTAGAATATCATCATCGATAATTTCTTTTCCGATGTATTCGTTATCTGCGGCAACTTCGGCAGCAACAACAACATCAGCTTCGTTGATAATGAGTGTGCCGTCTTCAAGCAATAGGAAGAATCCTTCTTCTTCGAGCATCTTTTCATTATTAGCAGTTGACATACTGTACTGAGTTTCAATGTCATCGATTGCACTAACGCCAGTATCAAGTCTTTCGCTAGAGTATTCTAATCTATCACATCTCATTTCGAATGTGTATAGTTTACCTAACTGGAAGAAGTTTTCAATGTTTTCTGTGAACTTGATTTCATATATGTATCCAAGCATTGGTATCCAAATTAAATCGCCCTCTCTTGGTCTTAGAATCGCATCATAGTCGTATGATTGTTCATCTAATAATTCATTACCATCTTCTAACTTGTATGTGTATCCATACTCTGTCATTAGAAGAGGCTTGAGTGATTGTAAGAATCTTTTTTGTGCTACAACGAATGTAATCGATTCGTCAATTTGCAATCCAAACTTAGATAGAAAATCTTCTTGTCCTTGAAAGCCATCAAAACTTTTAATGAACATTTCCATCTCTAATGCATCATCAAATAATACAGATGCATCTTCACCAAGAAGTCTGTCTAAATTTACGTGCGTTCTTGGAAGATAGTATCCATCAACACCATAAATCTTAATTGATTCGATGATGAGGTCTTCGACAAGATTTTGCTCCTGCTTTACAGGAGTGTATTGATTGAAGAATCTATTACGTGCCATTATTAGCCTAACATATCGGTAACTGGTAGAGAGTAAGAACTAATCATTTCCTCTTCCATTGCGTCAATTTCTTCCTTTGCTTCGTCCCAAATCTTTTGTCCGTTAAACGATACTCCGCCTGGCATAGACATACCTTCAAACTTCTTCAGATTTTCGCCCCATTGTTTTTTAATGAGTGCTGTGCAATATCTTTGCAACCATCTGTCATTGTACATGTCAGTATAAACATCTGGATCAATTTTCTGATATGCTTCAATAATCATGTATTCGCCTAGCACAATCTTTTCGCCCCAAGCAATGTCAACATAGAGTTTGTTTGAGTGTCGCTGAAATCTAATGCCTTGTTTACCAACAAATAATTCTTCTGCTAGTGCAACGTTCTGAAGTGCCATGTAGTATGGCGCAAAAGGACCTGTATTGAAAGCGAACAAATCGTTCAACGCAATCTGATATCTCAAATTGAATAAATTGTTTGTTGAATAGCTGTTTCCAATTGGTAGAATGTTGACAATGCCAATCACAGAATCGCTTATGGAAAGATATTTATTGTCAATGTCCGTCTGAGTTACTTGATGTGCTAGGTAAACTTTTTCTGTTGCGTCAAAATGATAATCGTAGTAATATGAGAATGCCATCTCAATGCAATCTTGAACCTGATCTTCATCTACGTTTATCTCTAAGAGAGGCGCACCTAGTCTTCTAAGACAGAAATCTTTGAATTCATCTCTTGTTGCTGGTTTGCTTGTACTCATTTATGCCCCTTAATATGTCTTTACTCTATTTATCATTATCAAAAATTGCATTCCGATGCGCTTGATTTGTTGCACTAAATAAAGTATAATGAAACAAAGTGAGGTGAATATATGGAAAGACTTGAAGGTTTTGTGAAAAAAGGTTGGGGACACGAATTGATTTGGTGTACCAACGATAAATATTGTGGCAAGATGTTGTCATTTGATGCTGGTGCTAAATTCAGTATGCACTTCCACGCAGTCAAAGATGAGACTTGGTATGTGTTAAGTGGTCGATTTGTCGTGCAATACATCGACACAAAAGATGCATCAGTCAAAGACAGATACTTAGAAGTTGGAGACACATGGCACAATCCTCCTTTGTTGCCACATAGAATCATTTGTGTTGATGCGGGAACTATCATTGAAGTATCTACACCAGATAGCGTAGAAGATAATTATCGTGTTCTTCCGGGAGATAGTCAGGCTAAGGTGCTATAATGATTTTAGTCACCGGCGGGTTTGGCTTCATTGGTTCGAATTTAATCAGAGCATTAAACGCAAGAGGCGTAACAGAAATTGTAGTCGTTGATGATTTGACTGACGGCAGTAAGATGATGAATTTGAATGAAACTACATTTAGTCAATATTATGATGTAGATGCATTCTTTGAGTCATTCACAGAATGGAATGAAGTAAAATTTATTTTCCATGAAGGTGCAATTTCATCTACTAGAGAGATGAATGGCACTTTGATTATGAAACGTAACTATGACTTCTCAGAAAAACTTTTAAAGAAAGCGTTTGAACATAAGATACCATTTCAATATGCTTCTAGCGCAAGTGTATATGGAAACATGCCACACAACTATCGTGTTCCAGAAACGTCTCCTATGTTTCCACAAACGCCTTATGCGTTTTCTAAATACTTGTTCGACAAAAAGATTAGTAAGCTAATGGAGTCTGAGTACTTCAGCAAATTTGAATTTAATATTCAAGGCTTGAGATATTTTAATGTGTATGGACACAATGAAGATCATAAAGGCGATCAAGCAAGTCCAGTCACTAAGTTTACTAAGCAAGCAAGAGAAACTAAAAAAATAAAATTATTTGCTGGTTCTGAAGGTATGTTCAGAGATTTTATTTTTGTTGAAGATGTTGTTCAAGCTAAATTAGAATTAGCATTCAGCAAAATGAGTAGCGGAATATTTAATCTAGGCACAGGTAATCCAGAATCTTTTGCTAGAGTTGCTGAAATCATTTCACAAAAAGAAAATGCTCAGATAGATATTGTTCCGTTTCCAAAAGAATATGCAAACAAGTATCAGCATTGGACTTGTGCAGATTTGACTAAATTAAGAGAAGCTGGAATTAAAACACATTTCAGAAGTATAAACGAATATTTTAATATTGTATAGGAGTTGATAATGGGAAGATTTTCTGTAGATAGAAGCATGAATGTTGATGGACAGTTTCCATCGCCTACTATGCCACAAACGCCACAGTATGGTACGCCATATGGACAACAAAACTATGGTGCGCCACCGCAACAAGGCATGATGCAACAGCAACCAAACTGGCCAACATTCTTTCCCAAAGAAACAATTGGCATTGACAGAGGTGCAATTTTAAATGACACCAAACCGATTCTTAATACATCTGACATTGAAATACTTCCTGGTGCGTTAGATGCAATTCGCACGATTAGATTGAAGGGATATAAACTTGTAATCTTCTTCAACGAACCATTGATTAGTCAAGGCAAGTTATCTACACAAGCAGTAGATGCTAATGTTCAGCAGTTAATGAATTATTTCGGGCAAGCTGGCATCTTTACAATTGATGGATTGTTGTATTCAACATCTAACATGAAAGAAGACTTATTTGCTATGCCAAACAATGGTATGATGAAACGTGCTGAGAATGAAATGAAAGTTGCATTCAAAGGCGGATACTTTGCAGGCAACAAGTTATACAATTTGAAAGCTGGTGACTCTGTACACGCAAAACCTATTCTAATTAAATCTCCAGGTTATGAAGACGCAGAAACTAAACTAGATACATTTGCAAATAAAGAGTTAAAAAACAAAACAAAGACGTTTAACTCTCTACTAGATTTTGCAAATTCTCTCTCATAAAAAAAGCACCTTTCGGTGCTTTTTTTTACTCTTCAGTTGCTGTTTCTGTTTCAACTTCTTCAGCTTCAACTTTCTCAGTTGGATCGTCAATTGTTTTTTCAACAAGAACACCCAACTCAGGCAAGTAGATATACTTCAGTTTAGAACTGTAGATTGTAGTCAATGCATCTTGTAGCGTTTCAACTAAAGGATGACCAGCAAGATTGAATGAAGTGTTAAAGATAACTGGAACACCAGTAATGTCTTTGTATGCTTTAATCAACTCATAGAAATGCTTGTTGTTCTCTTCAGAAACAGTTTGCACACGACAAGTATCATCAACGTGCGTAACAC